CCTCCGTTCTACATCTATTCCCGACGGGATCTTCCGCTGATCCGCGACTGCATGTCCCACGGCTGCGGATTCGACGCCCCCGGCAACCTGGCCCACTACCTTGCCGAGACGAGCACCCTACACGCCTGGCCGATGCCCGCCGGCCGTTTCGACATCGGCTCCCTCGACTCCTACCACGAGGCCCAGAAACGCTTCGCCTGACCCTCTCTCCCACCCCGAATTATCATAAAAACTGTGTCGTAATTGATTGTGCGGCACAGTTTTTCTTTTGTGGTTAAATGTTGTCCCGAAATTGTTAAATGCGGATTTCTTTATAATTTACTCAGAAAACAATCCATTTTAAAGTTGCTATGTAATCTTGGGATTGAATTAGACAGTGATATGTGTTGTAGGAGGAACTGACTTCGGGAATCGGCGAATGGCCTCTATGGCTTGCCGCAAAGGTGTGGCAATATTGAGCGAAGTGCATGAATTGCCAAGATATTCAGGCAGCATCGCATGGTTCAATACTTCTTCGAGCATTTCTAGTTTTGCCGCAACCATACTTTCCCTGATAGTTTTGGCCTTATTGTCCTCAGAACCATAAAGTCTATGCATGCGGTAAGCCTGACGTGTCACTCCTCTATAAAAGTTGCAACAGATTGCATGACTCACAAATACATTCTTCCGTTCCAGTGTGTGTATGCTTGATGGAACCAGATGGTGGCCGTTGATCATTGTCCATTCCGGCCTTAACGTTCCTCTGTTCGTCATTGGATATGTCAATGAATTTACACTTAAATGGTGCTCGGTATCGTTATTGCCGATATGGAAGAAGAGACCGTCATATTGCCATCGTCCATCCGGGGTCGGCATTGTGCGAATATCATGAAAATGGAACACTAGCATTTGAGTAATAGCAGGAAAAGTAGACCATCGGCCACGCTCCGCACATTCAAGCAATACGCGGTCGGCAACACGGTATGGATTGAACCACAGCAGTTTGTCGGTAAGTATCGCTTCAAGCCGAAGCCATGCCTCTTCAGGTGTGTTTTGCTTGTAAGTACTTGGAAGCCAAGGTGGAATTCTAGAAGTTAAATCATTACCTTCCTCTCCCATAATTATATTAAAAAGTGTTGAGACATGTTGTTATGTATGCAATTGGTCATTTAGGCCATGTAATGAAGTTGTAACGGGCCTTATATATGTTCCTTGTCTGCCTGCAAAGATAATAAATGTTGCCTGGTTAAGCAGTATAAATTGAATGAAATTTTTTGAAAAATCTTTAGAACTGAGGTCAAGGGTTAGGTTCATGAGAAATTGCAGGGATGATAGTTAGGACTATCCATCAACTTATTTGAACGAGAAAATCATTGAAAGTAGGTTGGTTTTCTTGTAATCATTTTCGGAAAAGACCCCAATTTGCTTATTCTGTCGGATGGTGACTATTCCTAACCAATAGAACAGACGCTTAAATACTCGAGTTTCATAGATATTATGGCAATCCGGGAAGTCGAAGACTTTCTGGTAATGTTCCTGGTAAAAACTGCCTGAATGCCATGTCGAACCAAATTGGTTGAGCATCCATATACTATATGCTATTCCTAAGTTTCCAATCCGGTCATCTTCAACTCCATCGAATGCATGCAAGCCGACTTCTGTGAGTGTGGAACGTATTATTTCATTTGCGGCCTCGTCTATATTCAATAATGCTTTTTTACCTTTTGCAGTAAGAGATAACACCCCTTTCCTGGTATTAATCCATCCAAGAAACTCAATAATGTTTCTTGCCATCCAAACGGATTTTGCATCATATTCGTTGATTTTCTTTTGTTGGAATTCTTCGATAATCCATTCCGGCTGTCCTAGCGGATAGGCTTCAGCCACAATCTTTAACGGCAGCCAACCGAGTTTAGTAAGTCTCAATTCTGTTTTGCCGATAGTTTCCAATAGAAAAAGTGACTGTCTAACGAGAGGAATCTTATCATATTGTTCTTTCCCCAATTTATTTAGTCTTACAACACACCTGCAGTCAAAAGGATAATGGATGAGATTATGCATCTCCTCAGGCGAAAGTCCGTTGAATTCGCTGCGTGGGGTTTTATTATGCCGTCGTGTTATTACTTGTAGACGTTCGTCTATACGTTTGATATCGACACTCCTTCCGGCTTTCTCCTCCGCAAGAATCCAATCTTGTAATTCTATCTTTATATCATTCATGCTGAATTATACTTATGTTTTTTAGAAAATGGAACTATTATGACTCTTTGTTGAATTTTCTGATACGTTGGTATTATATAATTTTACATGGGAATATGAAATGCAGGTTGGTTGCGTGACAGGGGATTATTCGATGATGAAGGAAGAGAGTTTATCTATGAGTGTTTGAAGTTTCTCTTTCTTAGAAAGATTGGTTTCGGTATCTTTGAACTTTGTGAGTTTCTTAATGTCCTCGAGGACAAAAGGAATAACTTCTCGGTTTTCTTTTATAGCCAATTTATATAAGTGGCCCATAAACTCATAATATACATTATCGGGTATTACCGGAAACATTCTTAGACAATACGAAAGAAACGGCATAGGACTTCCTGTTTCAGTTGCGGTTACCCAGTATTTTTTGTTTTCTGGAACGAATGGATCATAAGTTTTGACGCTACCATCTTCCTGCCGTTCAAACCATAGCAGAAAGTGCATATCTCCAGGCGAAAGAATTTCGAAAAAATTTTTCTGAAACTTTTGCCCCTTTTTAGGATGATAAGAAAGTTTATTATATATGAAATTACCTAATGCCGAAATGATATCAAAATCTTTATCAGTGAAATTGGTCATATCCAATTCATGTGGCAGATTAAGTCTGCGCATGGTCTCTTCTAAGATGTAAAAGGTGTAACTTTCGTTCTGGAATCGCTCAAGTTCTTCCTGATTCGAATATTTCAATTCCTGAGATTCATTGCCGAATGAAATTTCCGATGCAATTATAGCATAGATTTGATAGTGAGGTAGTTGCGCTTTTAGAATACAAACCGGTAATTTGAGGTGTTCGCACCTCCAATTTTAACAGTTTCGGCTCTCTCAAAGCGCCCATTCTTTACTGACTGCAAATATAGTGATTCTCGGTGGTTTATGCAAGGTTGCAGTTTGAGACTAGTGCGAATATAAGCATAAACGAGAGGCTGGAGTTCATTAGATTATCTTTTCTTTACCTTTAATTGGTATAATGAAAGTTTCTCGAATTCTACGTAAGTAGGTCATATCATCTTCATCATTGGCAATAGCAGGAAGTTTATGTTGCAATGCAAATGACCAATATGCCAGAGCTGCAATAAGTATTTTCGTAGCACCCTCTGGTATTTCCTTTTTACAAATATCTCGATAAGTTGCAAATAAGGATGCAATTCGATCATCTATATCTGGATGTGTCGTACCCACAAGTTTAGGATTAAGGAATGCGGTAGCTGCCAAGGCCATCATTGGACCAGTAAGCGAGACATTCTCATATGGCTGATTCATTCCCCATTGTATAAGCTTTTCAAAGCCATGACGGTCAGCTTCGGCTTCTAGCATCGGGGTGCTTTCTTCGTGTTCTTTAATAAAATGAGCATATTCGTGTTGAAGCAAGTATGCAATACCGCTAATAGTGAGAGCACTTGCAAGATCCGTATACTTATTAGGCTTGTTAACCGGATTGGCAAAGTTGAAAAGTTCTCCTCGTTGCACACGCATTTCCAATGGATTTTTGACTTTACCAAGAAACATTAATAATCCGACTCTTTGCATTTCTAATGCTTCTTTAAACATCACTTCGGCTTTTTCGGGTGATATGTCTTCGTCTATTGCGGTTCCATCTTTGATTTGACTACAATCGCAAATAACCAACATGCAATAGTTTAGCATCCATAGAAATTGGCAAAAATTTGCATGAAGGTGGATTTTATTTGTTCCATCTATTTCTGCCACTTCTCGAATTGGCTCCCAATCAATATGAAGGGCTAATCCTTGCTCCAATCCGTCATAAATTGCTTCTTTATGCATTTCAATGGGAACGACGGCCTCAAATAACGCTTTTGCAGAATCAAATATACAACCAACAGGAAAGGGACACAGTGATGCTACAGGTAACTTCATTAGAATGTAATCAGGAAATTATAATCTGGTGTTTATTGATTAAAATGGAAGTTCTTCAGACATCCAATCTACGACACGAACACCGATTGACGCTATGTTTCTAGGTATATCGCTAATATCTATATTCTGTTCTGGTATGGCATAATAAACAGATAGCGCAGCGCGAAGTGAATCTCTAGAAGAGAAAACTGAAGGGAAATTTGCAGATGGATACGTGTTAGTAATATCTTCATGGTTACATTCCAATCTGATCACATTTTGGGAATTATCAAATGAGAATGTAAATAAGAATCTATCTGATGTGCCGACAGTAGGTGCAAAGCCGTCTTTTCGGTGTTTTTTTAGACTGTCGTTAATAAAAGAGAATGGGGTTTCCAAGGTCAATTTTGGAATGTTTCTAAGAAGATCATCCATATATGAGGCCTTAAATGGGGGCAAACGCAATTTTCCCTTATTATCGAAATATATTTCAAATAGCATACCATCAATTACTGCCTGTTTTAACTTGGCTGGCCATTTTCCTATAAATCTTGATATATTTTCCATGAAGGTTATGGCACTCCCTGATGAACCTTCCGCACTTTGTAGAATGTTTCGTCCTAATACAAATGCAGAGTCCAAATTATCATTATTGACTTCAATTTGCAATTCTCGCAATCCCATTAGTTTGTCTAATGCCGGGTTTTGGACATACCAATCATGTGAAGAAAGTTTTTCGATATACACATCAAAATATGCATTTCTATTCCCTGATTCGTATTGAGAGTCAATCAAAGCTATACCAGAATAAGATAATTCGTTGTCCTTGTCAGAAGTATTATTATTAATTATTGGCGTTGCTGTTGAATTGATATTATTTTCAATAGTAACAGTTGTCTCTATATTTGAATCGTTGATTTCTTCACTATCTCCTTCCTGGTCATTCGCTACGGATATTTGAAATGATTTTGCAAGTTCTCGATATTTGGGGGCTAAAAGTTTTACTAGAGTATCAAAGTCAATTATGAAAAAGTCGTTTGAATTGGTTGCAAGTTTAAATTCATAAACCAAACTTTCATGCGCCAATCTAACTCTTTCGGTCTCTGATGCTTTACGATCACCCTTCATTTGAAAGGACGGTTCATAAACCATGTCAGATTTTCGGTCGCGTGTTAACAGAATTGCCTTGGAAACCTCATGTCTTTTGCAGTAATTCAACAGTTCCATCCATATAACTAAATCCCCTTTTGCGTTGCTGCCTTTTCCTTCATCCTTAAAGCCCGGAGGAATTGCGCCATCATATCGGATAGACAACACCGACTCAGCTTCCATTGCTATGGAATATATATCTGATTTTAGCGCGCATGGTTCAAGATGCTCAATGATTTCACTATGAACATTATTCTTATGTTCATTAATGTTGTTTTTGATAACTCCAGCTATTTTATTGAGTAAACTATTAATTTCATCTAAGTCAGAAAATAATGCTTGTTTGTCCTCTGCATACTGGGTTCCAATTAGCATAGTAGGGCTTATATATGCCTTGATGAACTTGTTTATATTCTTGAATTCCGACGAATAAGTTTTAACTTTCCCTAATTCAGACACATAGTCTTGCGTTGAGTTCTGATATACTCGTTTGGAGTATTCTTGAATACTCCAAACTGGGATATGAAATCGTCCTTTACAAGACTCAATCCAGCGATATACATCTTTTCGAGCGTCATCATTAAGACGATATAATTGAGATATAATATTTGTGTCAATGAATATTTCGCACTCCTCGTTTGTGAGAAGTGCGGATAAGTGCTTCAGATAGGCTTCTATATCTATCTCTTGTTTTGGGAATCTCATATGATTGTCTTGATGATGATTATGTTGTGCAAAGTTAATAATTTCAGTTGGATTACGCAACAAGAAATCAGGGGTACTCTTGTGGGTGTCAGGATTTTGTGGTATCTTTGCATAACGGGAGGAGGCACAGCAGTTTGTTGTGTGTGATTCCTCTTGGCTCCTGATATGAACAACAAGAACCAGAATATTGAATATAAGCGTATATGGAAAGACGAGTACCTGAAATGGGTATCCGGCTTCGCTAACGCTCAAGGTGGAAAGATTTACATTGGCATTGACGATGACATGACTGTTATTGGTGGTGACAATCTCCATAAGCAACTGGAGGATATACCTAACAAGATTATCAGCAACACTGGGGTATTCCCGGAGACCAACCATCTTGAGATAGAGGGCAAGGATGTCATTGAGATTGTCATTGAACCTTGCGGGATGCCTATATCTTATCGCGGTGTCTATTATTATCGGAGTGGTGCAACCAAACAAGAGTTTCGCGGAACAGCCCTCCACCAGTTTCTCTTGAAGAAGATGGGCCTGAACTGGGAGGATATCCCTTGTGATGGCGTTAGCTTGGATGAGATTGACGATGGCGCGATTGAATATTTCTTGGATCATGCTATCGGGGAAGGTCGTATGGAACCTGAATCCCGCAAATCTTCCAAAGAGGAAGTTCTATCCAATTTGGGACTTATCAAGGACGGGATTCCTACGAATGGTGCCGTTCTGCTGTTTGGAAAATATCCTCAACGCAGATTTGTAACCTCCAGCTTCAAGATAGGCCGGTTTGGTGCGGATGATGCGGACTTGTTGAGTCAAGACCAAATCGAAGGGAATCTGATTCAGATGACTGATAAGATAATGCAGGTGTTAAGCAGCAAGTATCTTATCAGACCTATACACTATGAGGGGTTACAACGTAAGGAGCCGTTGGAGATCCCTGAAGATGCCCTCCGCGAAATAATCTTCAACAGCATTGTCCATAAATTGCAATTTGGCACATGGAACCAGATGAGTATTTATGATGACCATATCCGTTTATGGAATGAAGGCGTATTGCCGGAGAATTATACCGTGGAAACTCTTTTGAGCAAGCATACCTCCAAACCCCGCAATCCAAAGATGGCACAGGTTTTCTACCGTGCCGGATTCATCGAGGCATGGGGCCGTGGCTATGAAAAGATTATGAAAGCTTTTGATAAAGCCAATCTTAAACGACCGGAATTTACCGTGGAGCAGGGTGGAGTTACAGCCACTATTTATCGAGAGATTTTTATGTCTGTCAGGGGCGATTCAAAATCTAACCAAACCGAACCAAACCGAACCAAAACCGAACCAAAACCGAACCAAAACCGAACAGAAAAACATAATTATCGAATTGATAAGGGAAAATCCGACAATAACGAGGGTTGAATTATCTGAAAAGATGGAATTACACGAGAGTAGTGTCCAACGACGGCTTGAAGCTCTTGTAAAAGAGGGTAAATTAAGACACCTTGGGCCGACGAATGGAGGCATATGGGAAGTGATTGAATGACCTTACACTGACTATCTTACAACTGCCTTAAAACTCTTTTACTCTTTGTGATAATTAGTTATAGCTAAGAAATATGGATGACTTTTCTAAATTTATAAAAGACATAAGACTTTCCTATGATAAAGAAAGCCCAATAAGGAAAGTGGTTGATGCTATCTCTCAGGCAAATACCTTGCAAAAGGTCATTTATCTAAATAGTGAGCGAGACAGACTGCAATCAGAATGTAACTCGTTGATATTGTGAAACAATTATTTCCAGCCATTGATATATCAGTGGATCTCAGATTTAGACAAGAGCTGTTGAATCAATGTAGACAGCTGCTCAATCAATTGGGGAGTGATGTGATTACCGATGAAACGCAGATAACCGCCGCTGACATTGAACGCAAGAGGTTGGAAGATCAACGAGGGAAACAAAATCCGTATTAGACCTGCATTTTCTGCATTATCCACATAATCAGGTAAGTCGCCGTATAGTCGATTATAAGTTGCATTCTCACTGGCAGAGAACAGGTGGTATGCTGGTATGGAACTGGTATAGTACTCGTATGGTACTTGCGTTTCGTTTTGTCGAAATTTAGGCGACTGTGCTTAATCTTGGGGGGAGAGGATTCCTAAACCGTCCTTTTTGCCCTGCCCAATATATTGGTTTAGGTTTAGCCGGGCATATATATAGCCCGAACCAAACCAAGCTTATGTTAGTAGATAATTGGCCCGAATTTATCCATTTCTATAGCTAAAGGCGGAAATTGTACAAACGACCTATCTCTTGCTTCACTCATGGCTACAAAATATACACTACCTGAGATTCGTTACTTGCCAGTAATACGCGTAGACAGTAATAGAAAAATTTGTTCTAAAGAATATTTTCGATTTCTCTAATCTTTAGAATAACATCCGCATTGATTTATTTCAGGGAATACGGGACACCCACCTTTACACAAATCTTGATGACAACAATTTGCACAATGTTTCTCCAACACTTTTCTTCTAAAGTCTATGAACGACTTATTATGCAGCCAAATATCCTTAAGGGCTGATTTATGTAAATCTCCATAATCATCCGTACGAACCATGAAAGAACAAGGATACATTCTCATATCTTCAGAAATAAAAGCAGAGAAACGTGCAGCCTCACATGATTCTATAAGAGAATGATTCACATTCATCCAAGTTACAATCCCTGGTATGCAACAACTATCAAATCCAATTTTTAAAATTTTGCATTCGGATACTGTTCTATAGAAACTTGTTAGTGTTTCTCTGTCTGTCACCATTTCGTTAGAAGAAGAGACTATTGGCTTATAATTAAGTATTATTAATGCATTAATGTTTGAGAACCAGCTAGGCGGATTACGCAACCAATTAGTTATAAGGGTGACCGTATCCTTCTTTAAGATAATATGGAGATTCAACTTGATCTTAAAAGAGGCTATTCGTTGAACAATATCCTCATATCGATCGTAGGGAGGATACAAGCTTATAGCCATCGCTCCACAATAATTATGTGTGGCAAGAAGGATATCATCACTTAGTCCCACTCCATTTGTTGTGTAAGAAGGTATAATCCTTTTTCCCCGAATATTTCTTATGATGTCAATAAAATGAGGATGTTGATTTGGGTTACCACCTCCAAGTGCTATTTGAAGTACCCCTGCTTCTTTCGCTTGATCTATAATGTTTTTTAAATCACGCATAGACATATGATTGCCATTTTTGTTAGATTGCCGATAACAAAAGTGGCAATTGCGAGTGCAATAATTAGTTATTGAGATGTCAAGTAATTCTGGACCATCTTCTGACCAAAAGGGTTCAGGAAATCCCTTTTCTTCAATTCGCATAAAAAATCCCGTTTTGCGATTGAAAAAAGTTCTGTAGTGTCTATGTTGTATAATGCTCAAATCACCATGCATCTTCTGTCGCATCAATTATTAGTTTTCCGTCATCAATAACAAAAGAGTCGCAGCAAAAAAGCCCCTCGATTATGTTGTCATCACTAGTTAAATCCCCAATATAAATCTTACAATTATTGGATTTAGCTTTTTTGATTCGTTCTTGCGTTTCTTTCTTAAAATACTTAGAAGCGAATTCTTCAAGTGAAGAATGATCATATTTTTTTGCATATGCGTCACCTTCTAGCAAATTATCTGTGAATGCATAAAAGAGTTCCTCGAATACGTCTCGGAACATTGAATCATTTGAAATCCCTACAGCTTTGATAAATGATTGCATGGTAAGCTCACCTTTTGTCATTATCACAAAACTTGTAGAAGAACTATTCGTTACGAAATCCGTTTTCAGTTTCATATTGAGTTATATTTCCATTCTTAACAGTTTGTCAAATCTCGATTCTAGTTCATCAGATGTAATGAAGTCGTCAAAATTCTCTCCAACAGATAAGGCATTATAATCATACAACCTAATTTCTGGGAAAGCGTGTAGTTCATCCATTATTTCCTTTACAATATCTTCTTCTAGTTCATAATATTTATGTATGAAACTTTCAAATGTTGGATACTCTTCCTTATAATAAGTCTCGTATAGATAACTAACATCCATACTTTCCGACATGAGACTATTAAATATTCTAGTAAATAGTTCCAATGCATATCCAGATGTAGCTCCACTTTTTCTGATAAAATAATCAATATCTAAATCTTTGTGTGCAAAGATTAGATATCTGTATGCATCATAGCCATATCTTTTCATAATACCATCAATAATTTGGATATTACACTCTTTAATCTATCACTATTTGTATTATGGTAAATTCGCTCAAGTTGTTCAGTATCCATATACTTGAGTAGATATCTTTTATATGAATTGAGAACATAGTTTCTTGAACACCCTGCCATAAACAAGAGAAATTCAAAAAGTTTATGAAAGTCCTCTTGTGCAGTTATCATTTCATCTTCAAGTACTTGTTCAAGTTCTTCAACGAATAATTCTCGTGAACTCTTATTAGTCCGGTTGTAAGCAGATTGAGAAATAGACTCGGGTAAAATACTATTAAAGAATGTCGCAAGTTCATCATCATTCATTGAAGAAAGGAACTCTAACAATATATTGATATTCAGTTTCTGGAACAGTTTAGAATTCCATCTACCATAATAAATTAAATGACCTACTACATACGCCTTCTTATCCGTAGTCAGAAGTTTCTTTATATGTTCAACGTCGATTTCGTTTATCTGTGCCTCGTTGATATCCCAGATGTTCTTAATATACGTATCTTCATACCAATACATCTTTGAAATTATTGCTTCCGCTTCTGAGTACATATTATTTCTGGTGTGAACAAATAGAAAAGGCGTTATTCCTTCCTTAAGTTGATGGTTGGATACAGTATAACGGCTAACGAGTGTCTCAAAATTATTTAAATCATTATCGGCTACGATATCTAAGAGATATGAAGCAAGTAAATAATCACGAAAAGCATCATAAGTAAAATTCACAACTTCTTTACGAGCAAAAGCACCTTTTACATTTGGAGTTAAGTCCTTCCTAAAGATTATATTTTCATCAAGGAATCGTTTGAATATTTCCTCATCTGTTTCAGAAAGACCTTCCATTATGTTAGATAAAGGAACATTAAAAAAGACATCATTATTTATCATATATTCAACTATTCTCCTGACAAATGAATGAATTTTGCAGTCTTCTATTTTATAATGTTTCTCCTTATAAATCTTTTCCTTTAGCTGCATAACTAAGGATGCATAGTACTCTGAGAAAAGTTCTTCTCTATTAATATTATGTATTCGTCCTAATGTTTTACCCTTATTAGCTTCGCAAAAGATACGAAGTAATAATAAATCGTTGCATAATAACTCTTCAATTTTTTCCGTAAAAATAACAGATATTCTGAAATAACTAATATAATTGTATAATAATTGATTTTTCTTTTCAGATGATAAATTTTGATTTAAATCCTCGATTCTTAAGATCTTGTTATTAATATACTTGTCTAACGAAGTAAAGCATTCTTGATAATATTCGGTTCTACAGGTCATAATTACCTTAACACAATCATATTGCAATACTGTATCAAGGAATAATTCTAAATTGCGTGAAAAAATATCAGGTTTAGGGTTTTCATTTAACCCATCAATTATCAAGATAATTGGACTACGTTTGTATTTACAATATGTTACGACCTCTCTAAGTATAAAATCAAACGACTGTTTATTTTCAGGCAACATTATTTTTGCAAAACTATCCCCAATATTCTCTGCATCAATTTCATATCCGTTTATATATACAAAGGGAATTTGTCTTTTGATTAAAACATTGTCTGCTAGATCGCAAACGAGATTCGTTTTGCCTTGTCCTGCAGATGATGTTATCAGCAGAAGTTTCCCAGTAACAAACTTAAGGTGTTCATACTCAATCTCATATTTTCGATACTCTAAGCAATTGTATAAATGATAATTATAGAGCGTTTCATATTTTGAGCGTAAATAATCCTTGAGATTCGTCGTTTTTCTGTAAAATTCTGTTATCGATTCTTGTGAAACACAATCTTTGTATTCACTAATGTCAAAATGAAACCGAGGTTTCCCCGATATGGCTAAGGTTCTATTGGTATGATATGTGTCAAACATATCACATCTATCTAAAACCAATTTACAAAAACGATAAGGTGTGACAAAATCTCTAAGGTGATCTTTCAATTCCCTATCATCTATGAATACATCAGGAAGATATTTCCCTGAGTCTATGTTTTTTCTAATATTTCGATCGTAAAATAAAAATTTATCATTTGTGTCAAAAACAGAAATATACCTTGGGTTATTAGCCGCTGTTTCAGCCATCATTCGTACAAACTCAGTTATATTTTTTTCTGAGAATTTTGTAAGACGATGATGATTTATGTCAAAAGGCATTTTTTCCGCTTTGACATCTCCAGTGTATAGCATCAATATAACATCATCAATATGATGCCCCTTTGATATTCCTAATTCAAACATCACATTTGGATTAGGAAGATCCTTTTTCCCTACAGTCCCTACTGGTGTAACATCAGCAACAAATATATCGCATGATTTTGCTTTATCATTAACAGTTTTTTCAATAACAGGTGATCCACTTTCGTTCCAGGTGGATTCATCATAAGTTATATCGTATGTTCCTTCGTTACGAATTGTATCACATGCTTTTATCAAAGCATTCCTTATTATTCGATGGTTATCAGGAGTATCTGATTGCCAAGAGAAAAATAGCGTAAGTTTATACATGCCTTTGTATAGATGGAAAATTTACGATTCTGATGCTATAAAGTGGGCAGAATATGGATATTCTTTAATACAGGTTGTCAATATGAATGTTCCTTGTAGTTTTCTACTTGGTCAAGGACTTGGTCGAAGACCTCGTCGTTCCATTCGGGAGGATAGCCGTTCTCGTCAAGAAGGAAGAACAGATCTTGATTAAGTTCTGCTCTGACATTTCCGTTAGTCAGCCAATCGGCGAATGACGATTTGGTGTCAATCAACTTTTTCACTTTTTTAGCGAGAGTCTTGCACTTCTCGTTGATAATGAATGAGCCGACTTTCTTATCTTCGCCGTACTCAAAGTTATGAGTATCGCGAAGGTGCATGAGAATATCGTAAAATGCCTTTTCCTCAAACGTAAGGCCGAGGCTTCGGAAACTATCTTTGTCTTCTCCAAGTTTCTTCAACAAGTCGAGTGCTTGTTGTGTAGCATTGCGGATAATTTCATCGACAGCCTCCTGTTGCGCGGCAGACGCTTCTTCAGAAGAAAGTTTGGTGCGGCGGTCGTGGTACACATCAAGTGTTTTCTTCAAAAGTTCTTCAAACTTTTCAGCAGCCAACTTATTGGTGTTCTTATACTGTGCAATACCCTTACGAAGCATCTTGATAAGAACTTCAAGGCGAGTAGCCGGAAGTTTAACACGGTCGAGTTGTTCGATGAATCCGGGGCTAAAGATGCTTTCTTCAACGTCAGAATCAAGGATGCTGACGACTGAGTTGCAGCGCAGTGCTTCCGCAACCATGCGCTCGACAGCCCTGTTCATACTTTCGGTGTCATGCTTGACACCGGAAGCCTTGCGGATATACGATGCAACACACATGAAGCACTGCGACAGAGCCAACTGTTCATGTGTGAGTACATTGGACGGTTGGCAAATGTCGTAAGCTGTTTTCAGTCTCTTGATGTGCGCAAGGAAGAAGGTCTTGGCGTCAACTTCCTTGAGCTTGGCCCCCTCCTTTGCGACATTATACATCTTGGAAAGAGTGAGGATATGTTCAGCCGCGTTTTGCAGACAATCGAGACGGTCAAGCGGTTTCGCGTCCTTGTCGGTGAATGGCGTAAGGTCAAAACCGGTGAACAACTGCTTAATGAGGTCAAGTTCAACAATGAGTGCTCCAAGAGCCTGTCGAACATCATCCTCACTCGGTCCGAAGTTCTCGCCGCCATATTGCTTCATCGCTTCCATCATGTTACCCCGGATGCCGATGTAGTCGATGATATAGCCAAAATCCTTGCCGGGATATTTGCGATTTACTCGGCTGACGGTCTGCACAAGCGTATGCTTCTGAATAGGCTTATCGTTATATAGATAAGTAAGACAGGGGACGTCGAAGCCGGTAATCCACATATCAATGACAATAACGATACGCAGATTGGAGTATTCTTGTTTGAAAGCGTCTTCAAGGGACTTGATGCGCTTTTTGTCGCCAAGATAGTTATACATCTCCTTGCGGTCATTCTTGCCACGAGTTGCAACCATTGCAATAGTCGGCATTGGTTTCAGTTCGTTAAATTTCTTTTCAGGCACATCAAGACCTTCGGGAGCCTTACGTTCCTCAAACCACTCAGGTTTGAGTTTCCGGAACATTTCAAGCAACCGATATCCGATTTGTCGCGAACTGCAAACGACCATTGCTTTTTGAATGACATCCGGCTTATTGTCGCAAGACGCTGTGTAGTGAGCAATGATGTCGGCAGCGAGTCGTTCCAATCTGTCGTCGTCGCCGAGAATGATTTCCATTGCGCTCATCGCTTTTTTACTTGCCCGGATATCTTCGTCTGTGGCTCCCTCGTCAGCGCAAATTTTATAGTAGTTGTCAATTTCCTTGACCTTTTCGCTGTCGAGCGTAACTTTGGCGATACGTGGAATATATTTGATGTCTTTGGTAATTTCATCATCCACGGCCATACTCATAGTATAGCGGTCTACGATTTCGCCGAACACCTGAATGGTTTCGGCAATCGGAGTGCCGGTAAAGCCTACGAATGTGGCGTTTGGGAAAGCGATGCGCAGTTGTTCCGCGTAGGGCTTGGTGACGAAAGCACCAATTTTACTATCGTCTATTTCTTTGACGGCATAACGGTATTCAAGGCTCTCGACTTCCACTATTTCCGGATTGGAAGTCTCATTGACTCTCTGCACGTATGACTGATTATCCTCCTTAGCCTGAATGTCTTTAGCCTCAACAACTTTAAGTTTATTGCTGAGACGAATCTGTGTGCGATGTGCCTCATCTGAGAAGCAGATAATATTGTGGCGAGTATTCAGTTCGCCGATGGCTTCGCAAAACTTTTGGATGGTACAGATGAAGAAACCGCCGGAGTCGCGTAGTGACAATTCGGTTTTAAGGTCTTCGCGGTCCTTGATAACTTTCGATGTGCCGAGGCTGAGAAACTCCGAAGACCGAAGAAAGAGTTTACCGGCCTGCGACTGGAGGTCGTCACGGTCAACAATCATTACGATGGTTGGTGATCCGAGTTCTTTACAACGAAGTGCAAGCTGACGGGCGAGAAACATCATAGTGTAAGTTTTGCCGCAGCCGGTGGCTCCGAAGTATGTGCCGCCTTTCGACGAATGTTCGGCGAAAGCTTCACGCACACTTTTGCGAAGCATACGAGTGGCAAAGAACTGTGGGTAACGGCAAACAATTTCCTCCTCTCTCTCAAAGTCAGCATCGGGGAAATATACATAATCGCGAAGTATCTCAAGAAATCTCGTAGGCTCATACACGCCCTTTACAATAGTACGCACCTGATCGATACCCTTTTTAGCCGAGGGGTCTTCGTTATTGACCTTTTTCCACGCATAGTAATGTTCGTAAGGTGTATAGGTAGTGCCTAAACGGGTATTGTTCGCTGTGGCATCGCTTATACAGGAAAGAGGGCAATATCGCAGAAGATGAGGTATGTCGCGCATATAGCGGGTATGTATCTGCTCGTATGCGTCAGCAATGGTGGCATCTTCTTTAGTTGGGTTCTTCAACTCGAAAATACAAAGAGGTATGCCGTTTACATAGAGCAGGACATCGGGTATGCGAATATCATCTTTATTGCCGTATCCTACTTCGAGTTGGTTAACGGCGCGGAAAGCGTTCTTTTCGGGATTGTCGAAATCAACTAACTTAATATCAAATTTTGCACCGTCGGAGTTACGGGTATATCTGAAACCATCACGCACCAAAACGAATGTATTTCGCAAGATGTCAAAATGGCTCTGACCTGCGACGTGTCGCAGTTTGTTAACGATAAAATCTAAGTCATCAGTAGTCAGATCCGGATAACGAGATTGCAGCGAAGCAACAAATTCATCGACAAGCAGCGTTTCGCGTACTTGACGATGAATGGTTTTGCCATTACTATATTGCCAACCCTCGGCTTGGAGCAAGTCGGTAAGGGCTTCTTCATATTCGCTTTCGTATAGTTTTCCTCTCATGGTCGTAAACAAAGTTAGGAGTTTGCGGCGCGTTGGACTAATGCAGGGCAAAGGGTTTTCAATCTCTCACGTGCCTCAGCAGCAATCTTTTTGGCACGGTCAGCGCAATTAAAAAGCTCAACTATCGCCTTTTGCACCTTGGAATCGGGCAATGGAATCTCAACGCGGCACATTTCGCTCCAATCAAAAGTTTCTCTTGCACTGCCCCAGGAATTAAATCGGGCATAACGGTCGAACTCAGTACGGTTAATCATCATAAAAAGAAACTCTGGCAAGAGTTCTTTTTCATCTTTGCATCGGAACACAATATAAGATGACGAGACGATATGCGTTTTGTCTGAGCTATTCATAGCGAGTGAAATTTTACCGCCATTACGCGATGTTACGGTTACATAACAAAACTCATTGGTATTTAATAATTTATACGGAGCCAAAGATACCCCTTTCATATCTGCTTTTGTCGGCATAAGCGTTTTAAGATTGCTAATGCCGATTACATCATCTATAGTGTAATTGCTGCCAGCTCGCTCATCGCATTGCTCGATATATTCTCCAAGAGCTACAGGCTCATACTTGGCGCGACAGTCCACGATATAGGCATGGCAAGCCGCTGAAAGTCGCTGATAAAGAGCCTCGTTCTGCTCGGCTATTGCTTTGATACCATTATAGGTGTCAACCAACTCTTGCTGAACTTCGGGAGATGGCAGAGGTATTTGGACACGACATAGTTCGCTCCAGTCAAAGGTTTCCCTTGCGCTCCCCCACGAGTTAAACCGAGCATATCTGTCAAACTCTGTTCTATTGAGTAACATAAAAAGATACTTTGGCAGGAGTTCATTTTCATCTATACACCGAAAAACGATATAGGAAGAAGAAACTATATGCGTTTTTTCAGAGCTATTCATTGCTAAAGAAATTTTGTCACCATTGCGAGAAGTAACTGTCACATAGCAAAATTCTTTAGGATTGAATAATTTATACGGCGATAAAGAGACATCTTTCATGTCAGCTTTTGTAGGGATGAGTGTTTTCAAATTACTTATCCCAATAACATCATCGAGCGTATAATTATCTCCAGCGCGTTCATCGCACTGTTCGATGTAATCGCCGAGGCGTACCCACTTAGTAGTTTCTGATTGTGTCATAAAGAGGAAATTACTTTTTAAGTGAGTAACCAAGAGCCGAAAAAGCACTGGCGAGCGCATCTTGATTTTGCTTTTGCCGCGAAATCATCTCTCCTACAGCGGTGGCTGTTTCAGAGAGAACTATGTTGTAGTCGATTGACTTGTCGCGGTCAACGAATTCGATATATCGGCTTGGCACTAAAGAGTAGTCGTTTTCCGCGAGTTCGTCAAGACCTACTGAACGGTAAAGTTCAGACTGGGCGTAAGAGGAGCCGTCGGTGCCATCTTGCTGCCAAGTAAAATATATCTCCTTGGCGCGATTAATCTGGTCTTCCCTAATCTCGACTTTCTTTTTCTGCTCGCCTTTTACAGGGTTCTCCGTCCATGAGCGTAAATCCATGAACAGGATTTCGCCGGAGCGGTCGCGCAGACGGCGTCCGTGATGCAGACCTCCTGTCTTGTTTTGATTAAGAATCCAAAGAGTGACGGATATGTCGGTGGTGTAGAAAAGTTCGCGAGGAAGCACAATTATAGCTTCCACCTTGTCCTCAGTGATGAGTTTTTGACGTATGGCCTTAGTGTCTTCATCGCCCAACGCACCGTTGGCGAGAAGGAATCCGGCAATACCCTTATCGGCTTTCAATTTGGAAAGCATATGGAGTATCCAAGCATAGTTGGCATTGCTTTCTGGCGGAGTGCCAAACTCAGCCCAATTTACCCCTGTTGTAATTTCCGGGTTAAACCAATGTTTTAGGTTGAACGGTGGGTTTGCCATGATATAGTCAAAGGCTAAACCGGCGTGAAGATCTTTCTCAAAAGTAGATTTTGCACCATCTCCAAGATGATGTGAAATGCCTCGCATTGCAAGATTCATCTTGGCAAGGCGGAAGGTGGCAGGCTCTTTCTCCTGACCAAACACATTTACTCCGGTGATGTCTCCCTGCTTAGCCTCAACATACTTGGCGCACTGGATAAACATTCCGCCGGAGCCGCAGCATGGGTCGTATAGTGTGCCGTCGAAAGGCTCGATAAAAGCAGCAATAAGCTCTACAATATCGTGAGGTGTATAGAATTCGCCATCTTCCTTGGTGGCATTGACGGCGAAAGACTTTAAGAAATATTCATATACACGCCCGATAAGGTCGCGTTCTTCGCCGAAGGTCTTGTGGGAGATTTTATTCACTTCGTCAACGACTTTCTTTAAGTCGTTGGGCTGAACATTTACATTGGTGAATAAGCTAAGTTTGACACAACCTTTTAATGCCTCGCCGCTATCCTCGATGGCTTGTAAAGCATCGTCCAGTTTGGCATTAAGTTGATTGGCCGGAACATTGATAAGCATAGACCATCGGGCTGCTTCCGGAACATAGACAATGTTCTTATATCGGGAAGGAGAGTCAAGGAAAGCGGCAATCTTATTCTCATCACTTATTCCTCGGTCAATGCACATTTGGCGCATCTCAGCCTGTGCATCCTCGAATTTCTCGCCAATGAAACGCAGAAAGACCAGTGTAAGAATGATGTCGCGTTTATCATTGAGGGCTGCACTGCCCCTTAGATAATCACGGCAATTAAACAGTATGGTCTCAAGATCCATACCTTTGTCATCTTTCTTATTTTTGGAGGTTTTCTTGCTTCCCTCAGTCTTTGCTTTTGCCATATTATAGAATACTTGCCAGTGCAGGAAGTTTGAGTATCAAAGTAGATAAGATATTGCTTGCGGTATTGTTGCCTAAATCGGAAAGCCACTTCTTTAAATCACCTCTTTGCTTCTTGGAAAGAAGTTCTTTTAGTTTTGCCATTTGATCTGATGTAAGTTCATCAGCAAGTGCATCATGAACCAAATCTAACGAAATAGAAGTTTCCTGATGATTAGTGTTAGAAATGGTAATAGCCGGAGATTCAGAGGAGGTATTTTCTGAGATAGGGAGACCTGCACATTCGATGTCTTTTGCCAAACTCAAGATAAAACCCTCAACCCAATTATAATTCTTATTTTCGTTATGATGATGAAGGGAGTTTTTCAGAGGTAAGAGATTCCTGTCCGTATATCCATTGCTCATCAAAAATGTGTAAAGACGGTTGATTAAATCGGAATATGCATCATCCGATTTAATATTTCTCGATTCCTCTGCAAACATTTTCAAGCGTCTAACAACACCTTCTTGTCTTGCAATTCTTGGTTTTGGGTTCATATCAATAAAAGAGAATACCCAAGTAGCATCTGAAGGCCGACCAAAGCCTGTAACGACTACGAGGGTGTTCTCAAAGTTTTCGGCTCTCGCCGTATTTCTTTGTGATAATTACTTGGCCATTTTCAGATTAGCGTTAATATTCCTAATTACAAAGTTACAAAGAATTTTTGAGATGGCAATCGGTTATGCTGGAATTTACATTGAAAAACATAACGATATTCATTCGCTACTGAGTTACTGAGGAGATTGGACGAGAAACGCCACCGAGGGAGGCTCTTGCTTCTCTCGGTGGCGTTGGGTTTAGTGTAGTCTGGGACCTTGTCGGCGGCGTTTGGCTTTTTGTTCTTCTCGATAACGATGAAGGGCCTCTTCTATGGTAAGTCCGGGATGTCGGCTTAGCCACAGTTTGAAATCATCGGGCAAAGTACTCCCATTGGAGAACCCTTCTTGTGGCGGTTGGGGTCCTGAGGTTGAAACGTGGGATAACCGAGTGCCATAGTTTTGCGACTGGGATGTAGCATGTCCGGCTAAGTCCGGATTCGATGAATAGACTCCCGGAGTCATGCGCTGTGGGTTGAATTTTATCCACACATTAGGCATGGCTCCCTGACATCCGTCAACTCGGATAGCTTTCCCCGCAACATAATCATTGATCTGTTGCGTTGAAAACCGCACACCTTTGTATGATGCGATAGGCACAATGGAGCCATCTGCATACATCCATTGAGACTGAGAATGCAGCGGTTTGTTGTTCGCCAGATGCTTGGAAATATTGCCCAGACTGAATCGCCGATCAATCTTCGAGGCTGCGAAACGCTTGCCTTTCCGGGTGTAGCATAGACCCTGCAATTCGTTGCTGCCACGCTTATATTTGTACTCTATGCCGACACCAGCAGCCTTTAAGCGGGCCTCAAATTGCTCAAAAGTGTGAACACTTCTGTCATTCCAAACAGCTTCAACGGCATTGAAAATCTCATAACGAATCTTTTCCGTGCCACGCAGTTTATTGACATTGGTCTGCCGCTTGCCCTCGGAAATGTGCAGTCCATATTCCTTTGTCAAGTCAAGACAGACAGCCCTGTTGCGACTGAAATCATTTTTATCGGAAATGGTTTCGGCATGATTATCTATCCGGCTGAACACGATATGACAGTGTGGATAATCCTTGTCGAGATGACGGACAATGATGTAAGGGGTATCCACGATACCCATTTTCTTCATATATTTTTGGGCAATCTCTACCATAATTCGGTCATCAACTTTATCCTTGTCGTTGGCATGGAAGTTCAAGGAAATATGTCCGACCGGATTTTTCAAGTCCGGATTCAAGGCGAGATTATCCTCAAAAGAGGCGATAATTCCATTTCGCCCTTCTATCGTAGATATATCTTTACAGTCTATAAGACGCCATTCTTTGCTTGGAGAACCGTCGGGATTATCCTTCTTTCGGCGGGTGACATAATCGACGCAACCGCCAAAACTTCCGCCTTTTGTTATCTTGCCCATCATACGCAGTCGGGTGTATTACGATAGATTTTTATCAGCGAAAGAACAAAATCCTTGCACTGAATAATCTCTCTATATGTGCGGACAATCTGTTCCTCCGAGGCTCCGCCTTTTAGAATGGCACCGACAAATTTTGCCGTGCGATTGAGATTTTCGGCGATTCCCTGAAGGTCTCGGATTGCCTTGACATCTCTTGGCGTGAGCCTTTCCACGACTTTACAATGTAGTGACGACTGCCGGATATATTCCGAACGGTTGAGCCCAGCCATGAGAGCTTTGTCCATCATTACCTGATACTGGTCTATGTCGAATTTCACCGGCACCATGATGGACTTTCGTTCATCCGCCGGGAGCTTTGGGCATCCTTTAGAGGGACGTAAATTGGATTTTTTCATTGGAAATTCTGTTTGAGGTTTATGACCATCGGGAGCTGATTGGGAGCGAGTCGTTTGAGGATTACTTGTAATACGAAAACATAAACTCGCTCCATCCATTTCCGGAACCCTGCGATAGTTTCGAGGTACACGAAACTACGAGGACTTCCACTGGGTAAAATGCTTAATATTTCCATGTGCATAATCATGTGTGTGAACATGTGTATGTATATGGTTGCAATCAGGCACTCAGAGTTTGCGCCAGACTTCGATGTCGTCGGCATAGAGTTCGAGGTGCTCCGAAAGAATGGCGTTGATGTATCTGCCGACGCTGGTGTCACGGTCGCCGAGGATACGGGCGATGCGTTCCGGCTTCGCCCACACACTGTCCTCGATGTTGACAGGGTGACGCTTCTCTAACTTTGCCGGTGAAAGATAGGCAGCCTTGAAGTCTGCGAAATCCGACTTGCGCTGTTGCTTGCCGATGCGCTGTTGCTTCGGTTGTGCCATCACCTCGGTTGCGTTTTGGTCGGAGCCAAACAGATTATCGGGGTTGACGGTCGTGGTTCTGTTGACAGCGTTGTCGCTGTTTACAGCATTGGTGGAGTTGATAGGGTTATTTGATTGCATAGAATTATTGGAGTTATTAGTTAATACTGTTGTTTTGGTTGCATCGGTCAACTCGGTTGACTTTGATGCGGTTGTTGTCGGAGTTTTCTTCGCAGTCATTGTTTTTCTGTTTTTGAGGTTTTGTTGATTGCATCAGTATCCGGGTCGTACCGTTCAACTGACACGAGAGTGAGTTGCAGGTCATCAATGAGTTTCTGCAAAATCGGATTACGGTGTATCATAGATTGCAGGACAGCTTGGTCTGGTTCAATTTGCAGGAGATAGTCTGCAATGTCAAGTCCTGCTGTTCGCTCGTTATCAGTGGCAACTTCTTCAAGGTAGTTGAAGACACTTGCCTCGATACCGAGATTACGGAGCTGTGTAAGTTTCTGCCGCCACTGGTCGGTCGCGCCGATGTCGGGATACAGGATTACCTGATGGCCTTTGAGAACACGCAGTGCATCGGTATTGAAGCAACCGTTTTTACCACCTGTTGCCAGCCACACATATTCGGGCAGATAGTAAGCTGCCACAAGCACGGTCTTTTCGCTCTCGACTATGGCAACCGGTTTGCCTCTGTTCATCGGCAGGAGATGTTCACCGAAAAAGCACTGACGCAGATTGAAGTTGGGAAGTCGTAGCAACGAATGAACCCATGTAACATGGTTGAACGGTTCCTTCACGCGCTTACCTGTCTCGGCATCGTAGAGCATTACCTTTCCGGCGCGGACGCTGCCGTTGATGTCAGTCTGCCAGAATACGCATGATCCCGGCCAGTGTTTTGATGTACCGACGCGATAATCTTTCATCAATCGGAGAGCATCCTCGGCTCCGAACTTGGAGCGGAGGAACAGAAAGAGATTGTTCTCCTCATAGCCGTGCAGAGTGTGTGCAACAGTCTCTGCCGCGATGAAGGATGTTGGCTTTCGCTGCTCGGTCGGCTTGGTTCGCCATGCTGACGGAGTGGCGCAATCGCGGTGCTGTGGCTTTGATTGCGGATTGCGCTCAAAGTATTCCTTTGGCGTAAGATGGTAACCGCAACTCTGCTCATGGTCGCATCTTCCGACATCATTCGGAAACGAGATTTGTTTCTCGGTGTCGATGTAGCGGCTAAAACAGCGTTTCTTGTGGCAGGCAGGGCAAGTGTGCCGTGTCGCCACTCCCTTATAGGGTTGGAGAATGAATCGGTGTGCGTTCATAGATTATCCGGAATTTGGGTTGCATTTTCCGCATTATCCGCATTTTGGCGGGGAGAAAATGCAGAAAGTGCAGAAAATGCGGGGTTACGGTCAAAGTTTGGAATAAACGCCATGACGGACTTTCTGAAAGTGAATCCCGGTAAATCTTCGGATAAAATCCTTGAATGTGCGTTCCGGCATGGAGTTGGCTGATGCAATCTCCACTCCTTGCTCTGTGGTAAACTCATCCGGCAAAGCCATGATGACAGCCCTTTGCAGTTCCGAAAGCGACAGATCGCGGATAATGCCCTGCACCCTTGTGGCGGTCGCCTTGAAGTAGTCCACGAGCGATATGGCGTTCTCTACCGATACAAGGTCTATTTCCTTTCTGTCGGCTTCGCCGCAGGCCCATTTCGCCATCTGCAATATCAGGCAGAACCGTATGGCATGGAAATCGAACTTGTTGTAAACTCCTTTAAGAGCATCACATGCCTCTCGGTTACATTCCTCGGTGTTCCGACGCTGCCATTCATATAGCTTCGTTTTCGCATCCGGCGCAAAGGGTAGGATGTTGGCTATGACATTTCCGTCTGTATCAGTTTCGTATGGGATAGCAACGAGCCTTTCTATAATTTGCGCCCATGCCGCTTCTATGTCGAAATTCGGCTCTTTGTCGCTCCACGGCTGTTTGTCCTGATTATGGGGCATGACAAACAGCAAGCGGTCGATAAAACCGTTTGATGTGCGGTTTCCCTGCGCAAGCTCGTTGAGAATACCATTCTGAATTGTCCCCACCACTGAAATAAAAGGACGGCTGATATAGACCGAGTTTTTCACTCCCTTGCGGTCGGAAAACGATGGATTTGCGTTGAACAGCTTTAGCCAGTATTCTTCATCGGAACCCTTGTTGTATCGGTTGAAGTTCTTGAACCAGCCCGCAAGTTCATCATTCCACATACAGATGCCGCGCAGATTCTGCGAGTGGATTAGCAACATCGCTTCGGGTGTCGCATCTGAAATCAGGAACCGTTTGCAGACAGGGGCGACAGGGTGTGGCTCTGAGCGGTCTTTTATAGGCAACTCGCGCTGACGCTCATATTCCTCACACGCCTTGACGTAGGCGCGTGTTGCCACACCGTCCAACTCGGTGAACGGTCGGATTGCAAAATTCAGCGGATGCGACTTGCAGGCTCCCGGCCTTCCGACAAGAGCCATAAAAAGTATGGCACTCTCATCCCATTTCCCTTTGAGCCGTGCGAAATGGGTGTTGCCGATGCCAAGTCCGACAGCCACGAGCATAGCCCCGGCAAGATAATCCACCGGATAGCCGTAACAGTCGTGTGCCTCCCTTACGATTCTCTGAATCTTCCACGGCAACGTGCCCAGAGGAAAATCCCCGCCCCGGATGCTTACGCTCATTTGAGTTTCACTCCAATCTCGGCTGCACTCGGCATAGTTGGAGCAAGCTCCACTCTGCTCTCGTTGGCACGAGAAGTCGACAGCTTTGCCGAGTACGAGCATGGGGTCAACAGACATCTCCATAGGCTATCGGCGATAAGATGATTTGGCGCGTGTGCCGCGACTGATCTCGGCTTCCATCTCGGCGAAAGAAAGGATAGACGACTGCCGCTTGTTCTCCTTAACATGGGCTACAAGCTCACTTTCGATAAAATGCCATTCCTTTTCGCCCGGCACTTTATATGTCGGCACCTTACCCTCATTAGCGAGGCGATAGACCGTGGATTTGGCTTTGCCCAAAATCTCACAGGCTTCGGGGATGCCGATAAATCTGGAGTTGGACTTCGTGTTGTTTCTCTCGGAGGTGAGTTGAGTGCGAAGCTCCCTCACCTCATTGGCCAATTCCCTTACGAGATTGACCAGTGATGACACTGCACCCGGCAGCTCATCGAATGTAATTGAGTTGTTAAACATAGATGCTGGCGAACCCACCTTTATGTGAATTCGCCAGCAAAGTACGGAAGTGTTTAAATGGTGGAATTAAGCACCGGGATAAGAGGCATTTCCACCGTCTGTCCACCATATCACCACCCTATGTCATAACCATATCTATCAGGCTCTTCAACAACTTCATCACCAGGATTATAAGGGTCAATCCCCATATCCATCATGGCAGCTTCCATCGCACTCATCGCTCTCTTTGGCTTTTGGGCGGAGTTAGATGCCTTTTTCTGCTTTTTCGGCTTCTTTTCTAATACCTTCTTCTCGGTTGCACTGTCGGTGGGCGTTTCCACCTCAGCGTTTTCATCAGGAATTTTGAAACTGCTAACATTTTTATCAATTTTTATTCTGCCTTGCGTCCCGTTGCAGGTCTGCTTTCTCTCGATGGTGCAGACTTCAACATCCTTGAACGTATAAGGAAACGCCTGTTTAAGAAAATGTGCCGTGTGCAGATTATATTTATTGAACGGCTTGGCTATGTTCCAGCCAAAGTGCATCATGTCGGATGTGGTGAGCTCAGCCGGAAGTCTGATTGCCATGTCCTCTGAAAAATCAGGTACGCCGGAGTTATGGATAAACTCAGTCACGATATTGATAATTTTCTCCACGACCTCCTTGTCAACGAATGGAGACATCGTATAACCGACATAGAGAATTACATTCGCCTCTTTTTCATAGGCTCTGTCCTCTTGTCGTTTCTTTGCTTCCTCGCGTCTGCCTTCGTAGTCTATGACGATTTTCTTTGGTGTCGGAGTCTCAATCTTGACTATACCGTTCTGTGGTTCCGTCTCGGTTGTGATGGACGGTTGCGGTTGTTGGATCGGGGCTGGAGCCGGAGGTGTTTCAGTGATTTCTTCCGGGATGGATAGAGGTTCAATATTTTCCGGCTCACGTTGTATGAAGCCGAGCCATTTGAACAGCTTTTCAAAACATTTTACTAATGCCGTGCCAAGTGTATGGGAAAGGAACTCTTGGAAGGCGAGATACAGCAGAGCGAATACAACAAAAACACCGAGAAAGATAAGATTGGCGTTAAAGCCACTCATTCCTCTGATGTCGATTGCATATTGGCGGGCAACTGCGGCGAGAATCAGGGCAGCTATGCCTATCCAGAGCCATATCTGCCAGTGGTCGGGGAGGTGTCCGTTTTTCATTCAGGGTTTAATTATTGTAAAAATTTCATCAGTTTTTATAACGAACACAACCCCGATGATGTTCACCGGGAAAATTAAATGCCACTCCAAATCAATGGAATGGCACTATATGACTGTATACGGTATCGTTCAGATACCAAGCATTGCGGCGGGTGCGATGCCGAGAATAAGGCAGATTGCACGCGCTATTCGTAATGTAGGCTCGGCACGACCGGAAATGTAGTCGCTTACTCTTGACGGGCTCACGCCCAACTCTTTGGCAAGCTGTTTCTGTGTCATGCCTTTCTCCTCTATTGAAAGGCTGATAAGCTCACCGATGGTCGGTTTTGCAATCGGGTAATGGAACTTCTCGTATGCTTCAACCACATCTGAGACAATGGTCAGCTCAACGGCGTTCTTGTCGCTTGCCGGAGTTTCGTCAGTAACAAGCGGTAAGAGTTCCTCAATGCGGTTGAGCGCATACTCATATTGCTGTTTTGAAATATCCATATCGGTTATACTTAGATGGTTGAACAATCAATTTTATCGTATTCATTGTGAGTTCCGACGAAACGGATGAAGATTCTGCCTATCGTGAATTTTATCACTACGACCAATCGGTAATTATTGCCTCTGATATTGAAGACATAATGCTGATTGCCTACATAGTCGGTAGCCGGGAAATCCTCTCGAATCTCCGACAGATTATGCCATTGGGCTTGCTGGGCGATGTCGTACCATCGTTCCAACGCTATTCTCGAATCTCCGTTGCCGGGCAATTCATAGAACTCTTTGATTTTCCTATGTGAGATTATGTGCATAACTTATCTGTTTGCAAAGTTACTAACAAATTTTGATATACAAAAGATTTAATTATGATTATTTTGTTGTTCAAAATTATTTCAGCGAAATAACCTGAGATGCCTCTCTCGCACGCTCATCTACGACTTTTGCGTAAATTTGAGTATTCTTGACGCTCTTATGGGTCAACATTCGGCTTATAGTCAGAATGTCAACACCATTGGCGGCAAGGAGCGTGGCGAAGCTGTGACGCATCGTGTGGAAAGTAATGCGTCGGGTTAATCCGGCAGACTTTATCCACTCTTTCAGAGGATGGTTGACCATATGGCGTTTCAGTCCCTTAAAGACAAGACCCTCTGAACGCTCTCCGCACAGAGCCAGTGTTTCATCACTGATGGGGAGATTCGTTTCTTCTTCCGTTTTCTCGGTGCAGAGACGAATTAGATAGCCTCCGTCCTGACCCATCTGGATATGCTCCCATGAGAGTTGCAGGATGTCGCTGATTCGTAGCCCGGTCATGCAACTAAACAACGCGGCTTGTTTGAGTACGGGTATCTTGCAGTGTGTGGCGACAAGCTGCTTGACTTCGGCGAGGGTAAGAAACTCCTTCTTGACTTCCTTCCACTCAATCTTTTCCAGAAAGTCATTGAGGTTTTCGCGGATATATTTCTCCTGATAGGTGATTTTCAGCAGAGCACGGAATGTTGACCAGTAGCCCGCCGCCGAATTGTGGGATATTGGCCCTTTGCCGTTGTTGCGCTGACGCTGGGCGGTGAGAAGATAATTGCGGAACCCCTTGCAGAAATCCACCGTCAGATCGCCGAAAGAACATTTGCCCTTGCAGTAGATAGTGAAGTGGCGCAGAACGCAATCCCATTTCTGGTATTTCTGACGGCACTTCTGCTTGAAGTAGGCGAGGAAGTCCATGCGCAGTTTCTCCTTATCGAGGAAGTCAAACTGCTCGTTGAGAAGTTGCTCGAAGCGACGACAACGGATAGCTTCTGCCTTTTCTTCCATAGAGGCGTTGAACTGTTTTTCGCGCTCGTTTTTGGGTGAGGCGTAGATATAAATGCCGAAGGTTTCACGGCGGCTCATCCGGTTGGTATGGGGATTACGGATGGCAGGATAGAAATCGAGATAGAGCGAGATGCGTCCACCCGATATAGCCTTCTTGCGAAGGAAAACTTTGGTGCATGTATTCATGTGCGTTGTGAATTAAAAGATTTGATGCGAAGGTAGGAAGTGTTCAAACAGTGGACTCAGACACCCGGTTTCGTGGTATTTCCACCGATAGTCCACCACCAATCCACCACATCATATCGTGGGTGGAGCAAACAGATTATCAAGCTCTTGCTTGGATATTTTGATGATTCTGCCAACCTTGACCTTACTTATGCCGTAGGTTTTGATATAATGGTAAAGTCGGTCGCGGGTCATGCTATATTTTGTCATTGCCTCTTGCATGGTGTAGGTGTCCGGTTCATCGACGGCAACACCTTTGGCTTTGTCAAAATGCCATTTTGAGTATCTTGCCTCGCATCCGGCCTTCTTCTTCGGAATACTCTCTTTCGACACAAGATTATAGATTGCCGAGAGCGTCATGCCATAACGCTCCTGTATCTCTGCTGTCGTGTACCATTCGGTAATTTCTTCTTTCGGGGCTGACTTGGCAAAGAATCGGTCGATGTGTGGTTTACTCCAGAGAGTTTTGCCCCGTTGGGTAATTTTCGGAAAGTTGTTTTCTTTCGCAGCCTTGAACAGCCATGAATTGCTGATACCGAATTTCTCAAGCACTTCTTTCGTGGTATAGAACTCCGTTATCGGCTGTTTCTCTTTTGTCGGTCTCAACTGATAGTGATGAGAACCGTCAAAGAGGGCATTAAGGCTCTCTCTGCTGATAAGAGTTTTGCCCTTGAACTGATAACAGGGGATAGAGTTTGCGGCGAGATAATTGTAGATTGAGGCACGGCATACTCCGAGAAGTCTGGCGCATTGGGCCGGAGTTATGAACAGGCGTTTGTCATCGCTTATACGTGGCGATGACGCCTTGGCTTGTTCCTGCTCGACATGCTCCTTGCGCTTCGCATCCTTATAGGCGTGTTCGGCGCATCTTTTACAGCAATAGCGGGTCGTGCATTTTCTCGCTGTGAACGTGCTGCCACACCATTCACAGGTCTTTGTAATTTCGATTGTGCTGCTCATTTTACGTTGTTATTTCTGTTAATATTCTGTTAAAAGTGTGTAACCGCGTCTATTGGTGTCTAAGTATGTCTAAATCCTCCACAACCTCTCTGACGGGTCAGCCCCGATTGAGTGACGAGATACAATCGGGATACAAAAATGGGCGTAAAATCGAGCAGAAACGGTAAAAACCGAGTAATGCGACAACAAAAATGGTACCCCGTAAAAAGTGCCATACTAACAGATTATGCTATTTTGTAATCGTTTCTAACTATATAGTTATTTGCCGATGCAGAATGTAGTAAATGCGATATAACTACATTGTAAATCAATATATTATATGCGTAAATAAAATGTGCGAGTAACAAAATGGTAACAAAAACGCAAAAATTAAGGGTTTTGCGCCGTATTTCACCGCTGACGCAAAACCCTATTTCAACGCAAATGATGACGCGAATCATCATCGATGTTGCAAAGATACGAAATTATTTTGAACCTATGAATCGCCGCGCTAAATTTATGAACGGTTTTCGGAATATGTAACCGAACGCGATGATGAGTAATCCGAACGACCACGGTGCAAATTTGATGCACGTTGATTCCCACCATGTCAATTTTCGCTCGACCTCGACCGGTACGGGAGTAGGCACCGGTTTTTCGATTTCCCGGATTCGTTCGGCGGTCGTTTCGGTTTTTTCGACCGGCACATCGACCGGCACATCAATTTTACCGGGTTTTGTGTCGAGCGAATGAAACAACGTTCCGTCCGGATTGATTCGTGCATCGGACACGGCGAAATCATTTTCGAGGTGTGATACCGAATCCGGCGTTGTGCGTTCGGCGGTTTGTGCCGGAATTTCGACCGTTACCGTATCTTGCACGAACACGGTAACGGTTTTCGTTTCGACACGAACGGAATCGTTGTTATGAATCACGACCGGTTCAATCATCGGAATGGTGGGCGGTCGTGTTGTCCGGCACGCGGTCGCAAACATTGCTAACACGGCAAACAAGCAGAAAATCTTGAAATACTTCATCGTTTAATTGATTTGGGGTTTGTTGTTATCATCACAGCAAAATATGCGATGATGAATAAATGAATGATAATCATTTCGGCATCGTAACGATGTATTCTTTGACGGCGGCAATATGTAATTCGGCGATTGTTTCTTTGCCGGATTCCGATTTGAGATATTCGGCATCGGCACGGTTATTCATAAACAAATTTTCGGTCAGCACCGCCGGGCAATTCGTGTCGCGTATGATTGCAAAATTGCCAACCCAATATTTTTGTGCCGGAACACTACGGTTGCCGCGTAATCCGGCACGTTCGGCGTGTTCATACAATATCCGGGCGAGACGTTTTGAATTTGTTGATGCGTTCGGGGCAACGAATCCGCACCAACCGCGTGCGTTCGCCCAACCGCTACCGGGTGCGGCGTTGATGTGAACGGAAATCAGCACGCAATTTTTCGCGCCGCCGTGTTTCTTGCACAAAGTGTTCACGCGATTCGTGCGTGTGCGCAAAGGTATGTCGGTTTTTTCCGGTACGATAATTTCGACCGGGATTCCGGCGGCGCGTGCTTTTGTTGCGATACGTTCAACCATATCACGCGCCCAATAATATTCGAGAATCGTTTTGTCCGGACTGCATTTGCCGCCGGTGATAGGTGGGTCACCGTGTCCGGCATCGAGTAACAATGTAATCATGTCGTTTCGGTTATTTGAATTGTTGTTGATTCAGTCGTTTTCGTTGTTTCGTGATAACTCATAATGCGTTCAATGATTGAAATCGCATCTTTATCGTTCGCACAATCGCGAATTGCTTTCAAAATGCCGGGCAATTCCGCGCAATGCGATTTACGGCGTTTTGCGTGTTCAATCATCGATTTAATTTCAATGATAATCAATCCGGCACCAAATAACACGGCAACGAACGGCATGAAATAAAACGAAAATATGCAACCGAGACAATCGATTAAAAATCCGATGATGATGAATCGCCAATATTCGCTCATTTTGGCGATTGTCACGCGCAATTTATGCGAATGAACACGTTGTTTTGTAACTCGTGCCGTATGCACGCCATCCCATAAGTCGAGCATGATTGCGATGACAACCAAAATTGAAATCGCAAGGAATATGCCGACAAACAACATAATCTTCGTTGTGTCAATTATTTCAAATATTTCCATTCGTTGATTTTTTGTTTTTTATATGCGCAAAGATAATAAAAAGATACCTAATAGATACCATTTGCGGCGATAAATATTTCATCATCATCGCCGCAAATGATATTCAAGATTGATTTATGAGGGTAAATAATAAATCACGATGCCGAAATCACCGTCATTTAACGATGCGTCATCGGACATCGCCACTTTGATTGATGATGTCGAAATCGATTCAATTCGTGCATCAATCACTTGGTGATGTGCGTTGACGTGAACGAGCAAATTTTGAACGCCAATTGAACCGAGGTCGTTTTTCCATGAATCCGGAAATGTTAACGTCACCAATCCTTTTGCGGTTCGTTTTGCCGGTAATGTGTAGCCGTTGAATGTTTTATATCCGTGTGTGGTATTCAACGGATAGGTGTTGTCCGTACTCAAATAATAATACGATGCTTTGTAAATCAACAACGGCAACGGCATCCAATCCTTACCTTTGGCGCGTGTCCGGATTCCGGATTTTGAAAAATCGAATCCCAATTCGTTATTTTCCATGATGAACCGCATACCGTCCGTTGTACGCATCGCCATAACGTAATTGTCGGAACGTGTTCCGAGACAAAAACCGTTCGCAAAGAATCGCGACACATACGCATCGTTTTTATATGCGGCGGTGATGTCATTTCGTGAACCGCTTGTAAAACCCCAATCAACGTGTGCATTGCTTCCGTAAACCGATGCGGAACAATAAATTGTGATTGTGATTTTATGCCAACCGGCTGGCACTTTGACTTTTTTATTCGCAATGTTAATGATTCCCGAATCCTGCGATTGCGCCGGATATGTGCCGGTTTGCGAACCGGGTCTGCCGTCATCATAATATTGATTTGCCAATGTTCCGCATGATGCCGATGCGCTTGCATAGGCGATGTTTATCGATGAAATTCGTTGCGTCATTGATTCATCGCTAAATGTTTCAACGCGGACTATGATTTGCGCATTTGCATTTGATAATTCAACCGGACTAACCGGAGTGACAACCGGTGTTAAAAATCCGTTATTATTTGAATTTCCGGATGTTTGGAATGACACAGATGTTGCGTATGCGTATGCGTGCAAATGACCAGATTTAATTGATACTTCGGTCGGTGCGGACGTGTACCACGGTTGTGTGATTGCAATCGTTTCGGAAATGGGGGATTCATTAGGTAATGACACACCGTGCGCCGGTACTGAATATGAAGCATCACCGCGTCCGAATGTTACACCGTTGCCGTAACCGAATTTTGTTGCGGTTCGGGTCAACATCACACAATCACCGCCGGGGCTTGAATCATATAAATCATTGATTGATGAATATGATTGACCCTCGAAAACGGTCACTTCATTGTCATTTTCATCGAATATTTTAACCGAACCGTTGCCCTCCGAATTAGGTGTTATTTCGACACGTTGTTTGCCCGGTTCGCCTACTATGACCGAACGTGCGATGATTTGCGACACATCGAGCAATTCGGTTTTGATTTTACCGCCCTCGATGATTGTGATATATTCATCGTTTTCGGACAAAAATTTGATGTTGCCGCATATTTCACCGGTTGCAAGGTTCATGTATGTTTTACCGTCATTGCTGATGATGATGTCGGTTGTCATGCGTCCGGGCAATATTTCGGTAAACCCGAACAACTGCGCGAACGACCGTTCGCCGTTATATTCCGAGTTCAACACGCCGACCAACAAATGATATTTGCCGGTGTTTTCATCGATACGGTGTGATGATTCCGACATCAACCATTCGCCGGGCGTATTGCATACGGTCGCACCGAGCGTTTCATTGAATGAAAACCCGGAACGATTCACGACCGCATAAACAAAATATTTTTTACCGGATTGCGGTGTGAGATTCATTGACGGCATTTGCCACGTCAAATATTGCGTTTGTTCGCGGTCGGCGGTGATTGAGTTAATGCCGATTGTCATGTGCCGTAAATACCCGGCTGATGCGGTCAATGCGTTGTTTTCAAACGTTACCGACCAATCACCCGAACCGATTGTTGCGATTGTTTTACCCATGAGGAATTGCAACGATTCATCGCCGACCAACATCGCCATTGTTTGAATCGCAACCGGTGAAATCGCCGAATTGAAATTTGCGAGTTGCGCATCTTCCAACATTCCGATTGTTTCGAGCGCATCACGGAATCGGCGTTTTGTGAACCGCATGACATCGCGTTTCGTGTCATCAATGACAACTTCGGTGTTTTCGATTTGACGCAACGATGTTGATACCGAACCCGGCGATGAAATCGAGTTCGACAATTCGATTGTCGGCGCATACGGACGTGTGATGAAATCCTTAATGCCGACAATGCGAATAGGCGTGCCGTTCGGCGCGAATTGATTATCGGTGAACCAAACATAACCGCCGACAACAAGTTTGCCGCCTACGGATTCCCAATTGCGCTTTGCCCACATCGATTGCAATTCACCGGTGAATGTGAATTTTTGTTCCTCACAATCATACAATTTGCGTGCGGCTTCGCGCATCATATCCCACGATGCACCGGTTTTATCCGTATCGTTACAAATATATTCTTTCGGTAATTGAATACCGAACACGGCGTAAGTATCACCGTTTTCGCCGAAATTCGGTTTGAATGTCGCGTTTGGCATCGTGATTCCGTCAATTTCTTGCGGAACGATTTCAAAACGGCGTGCCGGTTTTCCGTTGACCGAATCGTGATAATATTTCACCTCAAATTCACGGTCGTTGCCCGATAACATTCCGGTTTGAAAAATCACCGTCATCGTTTCACCGGCAATGATGTATGAATTGAAATCGAGGTTTGCCGGAATCGAATTGTCAACAAAATCATATAGATTTTTGTCAGCATCAACCGCGATAAAATCCGAACATTTGCCGATGCGCGAGGGGTATATTTCCGAACAATCGAGCGAATCATCTTTTGTCGCTTGACTGACAACATCGATGCGCTCGATATAATATCCGTGCGAATCCGATTTGTAAGTGTGCGCGATTTCATCGTTGAAATCTTCATCACCCTCATAATGCGTGCCGTCAAATTTGATTGTTTTCGACAACGGCAATAGCAAATCACCGGGTTTGTCATTCAATCCGAACATTTCGCCGTATGTCGAACGGTCGATGTTCCGGTCACCACCTTGAACATACAAACGTTTAACCGGTGCGCCGCCGGTTTCCGATGTACGACCGACACCCGGAACAAACCCATTGCCACGACCATGTGACAACGGCAACGCTTCATTTTTGTTATATTCGACCTTGCGCAAATTGATTGTGCAGTCGGACGTGATTTCATATTCGGTTTCAAATACGGTCGCAATGTCGGTGAGTGCGGCATCGATGTAGGTGTGATTAAATTCGACCGTTTTTTCGGTCGACTCAAGACATGAACCAACTTTCCATTTCGTTGTGTTTTGTCGTTGATTGAGGTTTTTTACAATTTCCTCGATAAATTCATGCGGACGTGCGCACATCGACCATTTCAAACGACCGTCAACGGTGTTGCGCATTTTGTAATCGCCGAGGTCGGAATCATCGGTGTATAACAACATCGAATAATCGATGTTTCGTTCGCCTTTTTTCTTGATGTCCTCCGGATATTTAACGAAATACTTTTCGCCCTCATACGTCACCGATGAACCAACCGGAAATTCAAAGAAAAACGGCAATGAAAATTTTAACATCAATTGTTTCGGTTGCATCAATGCACGATAACGATATGATGAATCTTCCGGTTGCACGCCGATTGTCACACGCGAATAACGCATCGCCGGTAACGATAATGTCGAAATCGGGGGCAATTCCGGCGTTATCTCAACCGGGAAACGTTCGCCGGGTTCGATGTACGACAAACGATTGACGGTCACAAATTCGCGCCATTGTTCGGGAATTTGCGACACATCAAACGCACCGTAAACGTAGAATGAAATGTTTATCATTTTGATTTTGTGAAATTGAAATACATAAATCCGAATGTGCGAACACAAACGTAATACAACATTGCGATGTGCATTAACCACATCATGCGCCACGGTGATTGTTCATTGCGGTGAATAACGGTAATGCACCGCCGGAACAAATCGCGGTCGGCGTTCCGGCGTGCGTGCGCATCGCCGCCGATGCTATATGCGTCATCATGCACGCAACACGGCAAATGAAACATTTTTGCATACGGCGGTTTGATGAACCGCAACACGCCGGATTGACAACCGCAACCGTTATTCATCGCAACCGGTGATGAGTGAATCGTAATCGACCGAATCTTTCTCGACCCAACCCTCATTTAGAGTTGTGTTGACGTAATCGGACGCTTTCAACACGAAATCTTGTAAAACCTCGAATTTCGTGAATGTGTGATAAACCGGTGTGCCGGACGCATCTTCGCCGAGCTTGAATTTTATCGGCAATGTCGCGCCGTTGGTATCGCGTGCGAAATCGTAGGCGTTTTTGAAATTCGATTGATTTTCGGTTGATAACCAAACCGGCTTGCCGTTCCATTTGAAGCCGGTGAGAATCCGGCGGTCGGTGGCGGCGTTTATCAACGATTCGATGTCCGATTTCAGTTCGGCGCGGTCGGGTCGGTGGTCGTAATATTTGCGCATCGTGTACCCATTTCCGGCGGCATCAACGCCATAACCGAAAATGAGCAGATATTTTGATTTTCCGATTTTTACGAGTTCATCGTGGCGTTCGGTTGCGCCGTTGCATTGAAAAAATTCGGTGTTCATTGTTCCGGGGGGATTTGTGGGTTATGTGAAAAAGTATCGAAAACCGCGTCCGTTCTCGAACGGTTCGGAACGAATCGTAGTGAGGAACGGAAACAATTCGGCAATTTCGTTGTCGGGATTCTTTGCGTTGTGTTCTTTGATTGATGTGTTTTTGGCATCAACGGTTTCAAGTGCCGATTTCATTTCCTCCGAATCGGTGAAAAATTTCATATCTTCACCGGAACGAGGGTCACGAACCGCAACGATGTAACGCAATCCGTGCGCGGTTTTCACATCACGCTCAAACCCAACAACCTCGATTTCGTTGTTCACGATTGATGCGATGCGGATTTGTTTGCCGTGAAATCGTTTTTTGCCGTCAGCCGGGGTGTATTGAACCCCAAGGTCGGAAAATTTAATCATTTCAGTTTTTGTCAAATATTTTGTTAATAATCGCTTTGTTGATGCGTGTTTCGCCATGCCGTAGAGTGCGGCAATCAATTTTTCACGGCGTTTCCGGGATTTGACACGCATCAATTGTCCGCACAAATGCCGTTTAACACGTTTGCGTAACCGGGAATGTGTCGGACGTATGACATAACCGAGAAAGTCGATGCCGTCCTCAATCGGGAACACACGTTCGTTCGGTTTGATTGTTTGATGAATCGCGTTGATGTGTTCGTGAATCACATCGCGAACACGCCACAATTCACGTTTTGTTTCGCCTAAAACAAGAATGTCATCGCAATATCGGTAATAAAATTTGATACGTTGTGAATTTTTGATGTAATGGTCAAGGAACACCGACAAAACCAAATTGCCGATTCCTTGCGAGGAACGCAATCCGATTGATATTCCGGTGCCACCGGGCATTAAACGCACGAATTGTTCAAGGATGCCGAGCAATCGCACATCTTTGAAAATACGGCGTAATGCGGTCATCGCCACATCTTGATTCACGGTGTCATAAAATTTTCGGACATCGCATTTATACGCATATCGAAGATTCGGATTTTCGGCAATATCACGTTCGATATATGCTTTCAAATCGTGCATACCGCGATTTTTGATTGATGCGCCGGTCGTGCGAATGAATCGCCGATGCAAATGTTTGTCAACGACCGTCATCACCGCATTGATTTTGATGCGTGCCGCCATACAAAATATTTGAATCGTGCGCCATTTGTCAAATTCGCAAATGTCTTTTGTTCGATAACCGCCGGTTTGCAATTCTTCATCGGTCGGCGGTCGATGATGTGGCAATAATGTGATTTTACCGGATAGAATTTCATTCCGGGCGAGGGTAAGGAAATCATGCCGATGCGCAATCAACCATTTGCCTTCTTGCAATGATTTTCGTTCCGTGCCGCACACAACGGTATCGAATGACGCTTCGAGATTGCTCCATTCAACGATTTCTTCAATTATGTGTCCGTCACGTTTCATTCGCGTTCGTTTTTTTTGTTATTCACCGGATTCGGTGAGCCTTCAATCCTCCGAGGTCTATGATGTTCGATGCGTGATGTCACGCCCTACCAATCACTACCTCGACTTTGTTTTTTCAGTTTTCCGGTGATGCCGGGTTTACTGCGGTTCGGGTCACTCGTCCGCATCTATCCGGTTGCTCGAACCGGTATGACGTTGGGGCGATTATGTTGAAGTTATGTTTTGATTGTTTGCAAGGCGCGCCGCGTTATTCGTGTTCGCGTTCGATGATGCGTTGTTCGCGTTCGCATACACGAGACCGCCATTGGCGTTGGCGTTGTTGTTCGACCGACCAACCACACGGCACGGTGTAACCCTATACCTTTTATTTCATTCATCGGCGGCGGTGGGTGAATGTGTCGGCATCACCGACACATTCACGCGCTTTCGTTTCGCCGCCGGACGTTTCACGAGGAATCGATTTTTTTCATCGCCGCGTTCATCGTTATTCGTTCAACCCTTGTACGACAATCGTTCCTCTGAAGGCAAGGCGCGCCGCG